GGCGGTCTCCCAGACCTACCGCGATCAGCTCGCGGCCGAAGAGCACCTGGCCGCGACCCAAGAAAAGACGGCGAAGACGCTCAAGCAGATTGCGGAGCAATCCGGCGTCACCGTCACGTCGGTGGCTGAACTCAACACGGCGGTCAAGGAGGGCCGGATCTACCAGGACGCCCTGACCGGTGCTTGGCAAGCGGGCGCGGGGGCGGCCTCGAACCTGTCGGCGGCGACGCTGACCATCCTGACCCAGTACGAGCGGCTGCAAACACTGGCCGCCGACCAACGGCAGGCCACGATGGACCTGGCCGCCGCGCGGGAGGCGCTGGCGGTCACCACCGCCCGCACCCTGGGGAACGAGGCGCAGGCGCTGGCCCTGGTGGCGGCCGGGGACCAGGCGGCGATCGCCCGGGCGCGGGAGAAATCCAGCCTGGCGGTGATCGCCCTCGGCAACGCCCAAGCGGAACTGGCGGCGGCTAAGCAGGTCGCCACCACCAAACAGACCGAACTGGACCAACTGGCCGCCTTGGTCAGCCAGCGCCAGATCGCGGCCGATCAGGCCCAACAGGGGATCGCGGTCGCTGAGCAGGCGGCCCGCGCCTCCCAGCTCCAGGCCCAGACCTACGGTGACCAGGCCGCGCTGTTGCCGGCCCTGGTGGCCCAGCGGCAGACCCTGCTCGCACAAGAACAGCAGTTGACCGCGGCCCTGACGGCGGGGCAAGCGGTCAGCGGCGACCTCCAGCGGGTACAAGCCGCCCTGGCCGACGTGCACGTCCGGCTGGCCGATGCCGCGACGGATGCGGCCCAGGCCCAAGAGACCCTGGTCGCGGCCCAACAGCGCCAAGCCAGCCTCGCGTCCGCCCGGGCCGGGGTGGAACAGGCGGAACTCACGCGCTTGCGCGACCTGGCGACGGCCCATGGCGACCTGTCACGCGCCCAGGACCTCAGTATCCGGTTGGCGCAGAGCGAAATCGCCCAGGCGCAGGCGGCGGCCGATGCACAGCGCACCCAAGCGGCGGCCCTGAGCGAGAAGGCGCGGTTGCTCGAAGTCGCGGCGCAGGCGACCGGCGGCTATACCACGGAGGAGCAGGCGCAGGTGGCGGTGGCGCGGGATGCCGCGACCATGGCCGGGATCGAGGCGCAGAAGCTGGACATCGCCACTCAGGCCAAGCGCGACGCCCTGGCGGCGGCGCAGGCCCTGGCGGAGCGTCAGCGGGTGCTGTCGCAAGCCTTCAGTGAGGCCGGCGTGTCCGGCGTCACCTCCATGGCGGAGGTCAACGCCGCCATTAGCCAGGCGGTGACCAGTGGCCAGATCGAGGCCCTGGGGACCGCCCTCCGGCAAGCCTTCGAGCAAGGGGCCATCGCCGCCGATGCGTTCGCACAGTCCATGGACGCCCTGGAGGCCAAGGCCACCGAGGTGGAGACCAAGGGCGCGGCTTCGGCCCAGGCGATGGCGGTCACCTTCCAGGCGTCGGCCGCCGCCATGGGCGAGCAGGTCGCCGCCCTGGGTGACTATGCCACTGAGGCCGCGACGATCTTCGACCGGCTGGCCAATGAGTCGATCGCGTCGTTCAACGCGGCGGTGGCGAGCGGCGGGGATCTCTCCCACTGGAACGAAAGCCTGGCCACGACGGCCATCCGGGCGGCCGAGACGGCCCGCGAAGTGGACCGGCTGACGGGGGTGCTTCAGTCCGGCGCCTATGCGGCGGGCGACCTGGGTCAGGCTATCGACCTAGCGCAGAGCGGTGTCAAAGGGCTGGACGATGAGCGCCTGGAGGGGCTGCGCAGTGCGATCGCGAGCGCCGAGGCGGAGATGGAGGATTTCGCCGACTCCGCCCGCGATGGACTACGGTCCCTGCAAGAGGAGTGGGCCGACCTCAACGACGACCAGGTGGAGGTCGAGAATATCCAGTATGAGGAGCGGCGGCTGGACATCGTGCAACAGATCGCCGAGGCGGAGGCCCAGGGTAACGGAGAGGCCCTGGAGAGCCTGGGCCAGCAAGCGGCACTGGCCGAACAGATCTATCAGAAGAAGGTCGCGGCGGCGCGGGTCAAGGTACAGGAAGCCCAGCAACAGGCGGCGCAAACCGCACTACAACCGGCGGCGACCTCGACCGTCCAGACCTCGACCGCCCGCACCGTCCACATCAACCTCAACCTTGGCAGTGAGACGGTCGGGCTCGATGTCGCCGCCGGCCAAGAAGATGACCTGATCGCCGCGCTGCGCCGGGCGCAGTTGGTGACGTAAGCCGCGTAGGGTACGCATGGCGTACCCTACCCCCTGAACCCCGCACCCTGAACCCTGAACCCTGAACCCTGAACCCTGAACCCTGAACCCTGAACCCTGAACCCTGAACCCCCATGCCCATCACCGCAAACGACCTCCGCTGGTTCCAATCCGAACGCATGACCGATGAAGACGACGGCGGCGGGCAGATGTCCGGTACCGAGATCGTCTCCGGGGTCGAGAACCTGATCTTCGATGACCTGTCCGACGTGGACCGGGCGGCCGGGGATGTGTCCATCCGCAAGGTCTATGCCGCGGTGGCGAGCGACAGCGATGACAAGTATCTGGATGCCGGCATCCTGGTCCTGACTCCCCCGGCGGACCCGGCGACCTCGGTGCTGTGCTTTACCACCGGGAGCTATTACGACGAGCGGGCGGCGCTGCAGGCCAAGCTGGAATCCGGCATGGTGCGCGGGGCGGTGTTCATGGGCTGGCTGTGGGGCGATCACATCGACGGGCAGCGGGCGGTGACGCTGTGGCAGCGGCTGTCGGCTCAGATCCCGAGCAGCAACACGCGCCTGGAGCTGGTCGCGCGCCAGGGCGGGGTGACCCTGCATACCCAGACCATCTGGATTACGCGTGTCACCGCCAGCATCGTCGAGCGCAGCGACGAGAAAGGCACCTATCAGGTGCGCGCCATCGTGTGCGAAGTCGCCGAACCCTTGCGGGAGGACTACCGCGGGCTCGAACCGTCGCGCAATGACCCCAGCACCGATGACACCAACGGCCGCACCATCGTCTATGAGACGCGCTACAACAGTGACTCGGTCGCGCTCTGCGGGGTGCGGCCGTTGGCCGCGGCGGCGGAGATCGGCGACTTCACCATACAGGTGGATGACCTCTACAGCCCGCTGATCCCGACCGCGATGAGCGAGACGCCGCTGGCGGATACGACCCCCGGCGCCGGGCTGGGCACGCTGGTGCCCGGGGCCGATGGGACGCTCACCTGGTCCACCACCACCGACACCATCAAGCCGGGCGGCGCGCTCTATCTGGGTTCGCCCTGTCTGCCGGGGACCCTGAGCATCGCCGTCTCCGGCTCCACCATCACGGACGCGGGCGGGGTGCTGTACATCGCCGAGTCCCAGGTGGGCGTGATCGACTACGGCAACGGGGTCTGCACCTGGACGGATGCCTGCCCCAACTTTGGCACGGCGAATAAGGCCATCACGTTGCGCCCGGCGGCGATCCCGTCACGGGTGGCGGATTCGGCGGCGCTGTCGGTGTCGCTGGAGAACCGCGGCTATGTGTGGGTCATCACCCTGGCGCCGATCCCGGCCCCGGGGACGCTGCAAATCGCCTATCGGGCCAACAACGCCTGGTATGTGCTGACCGACCGCGGCGCCGGTGCCTTGAGCGGGGCGGACAGCGCCTATGGCACGGCGAGCCTGAATTTCAGCACCGGGACGGTGACCCTGACCTGTGGCGTCCTGCCCGATCCGGACTCCGATATCCTCTTTACCTGGGGCACGGCGGTGTCCTACACGGCGCGCGGCGGGACGGCGGTGGACCCGCCGAAGGTGAGCGGGACCACGGCGAATCCAGGCGTCGCACCGGGCACGGTGTCGGTGGCGTGGACGGTGGGACAGACCACCTACACCCTGACCGATACGGCGGGCGATGGGGTGTTGAGCGGCACCGGGGGTAGCGGGCGCATCCGCTACAAGGCGGGGACCTGGGAGGTCACGCCCACGGCGGTCCCGGCTGTGGGCACGGTGTTCACCATCACGTATGACTATGGCCCGCCGACCGAGGAGACCTTCAGCCATCCAGCGCGCGAGGTGGATGGGACGCTGTCGTTGGTGCTGGACGCGGTGCCGCGGGCCGGCACGGTGGAGGTGGAGTGGAACACCCTGATCATCGATTGGGACCCCATTTCGTTGCAGACCGGGCTGGTCGATCCGTTGATCACGGCCTATGACACCGGGGCGGGCGCTTTTCCGATCAGCGGCGGCACGCCGGGCACCATCAACTACGCCGCCAAGACGGTCTGGTGGCTGCCAGATGTGACGATGCACATCCCGATCCCCGTGTGGCACATGCAGGAGATTGGGCAAAAGCTCGAGGAGGGGAGCGAACAGCATGTCTGGCGGAAGCTGTTCGAGCGGTGGGAGTATATCGAGACCGGCGCCAGTTACCCTAACGACGAGTCGGGCCTGGTGAAGATTCGTTATCGCACGGCCGGTGGTGATACCCAGGCCGTGGAAACCCTGACCCTGAGTGCGCTGACCTTCGACCTGACCAAGGGCTACGGCGAGACCATCGTCCCCGGCAGTGCGCGCTGCACCTTCGGTGGGTCGGTCTATGTGCATACCGCGGGCTCCATCTACCGCGACCCGAGCCCGGCGACCGGCGCCGGGAGCCTGGCCGGGAGCCTGGACCCGACCACCGGCACGGTGCGCCTGACCGCCTGGACGGCGGGGGGAACTAATTCCATTGCTGTGCAATCGCTGGTGACCCAGGTCGGCGGGCAACCGGTCGATGAGGTGGTGTTCCGTGCCCCGGCGAGCCCGCTCAAGCCCGGCACCCTGCAACTGCGCTACCAGGACCTGGCCGGGACCAACTACACCAAGACGGTGCCCCAGGGCGGGCTGCTCGAAGACGGCGTGGTGACCATCGCCGCGGACTATCCGCGCGGGACGGTGCGGGCGCGCTTCGGCTGCTGGCGGGTGGTGTCCGAGCTGACCGACCCGGAGAAGGCGGAGGATTGGTACGACCCGGACGCGATCATCAACCGCGGCGGTATCCCCTCCATCTGGCAGTCCAAGCCGATCCTGGCCGAGACCCTGATCTACAACGCGGTGGCCCAGGCGTACCTGCCGCCGGACTCCACCCTGCTCGGCATCGACGCCGCCAAGCTGCCACCGGACGGGCGCGCCCTGATCTTCCGGCCCGGACAACTGGTCCTGGTCCACCACACCGATACCCTCGCGCAGCAGACCCTGAGCGCGGGGGCGACCATCGACTGCGAGCGGGCGCGGCTCTATCGGGTGGTGATCGAGGACAGCCTCGGTGCCCGGCTGGCGGCGGATCAATACACCGTGGATCGCGTGGCCGGGACCCTGACCCTGGCCGATCCGCTGGACCAGGCCGGCTTCACGCCGCCGTGGACGGTGCGCCATACCATCGCCGATCTACGGCGGATCAGGCTGACCGACATCAACGGCAACCTGACCCTGACCGGGGCGCTGTCCTATGACTTCCCGGCGGATGAGGCGATGGTCTCCGGGATGCTGTTCATCGGCACCCTGCAACCGCGGGTGTCGCACGTCTTCGCCCAGAGCACCTGGACCTCGGTGTGGTCGGATGCGCGCATCGGCGATGCCCCCCTGTGCCAGTTCGCGGATGCCCTCTACCCGATCGCCGTGACTGGTGCCGGGGCCTACCCGGATCGCTTCGTGGTCCAGTTCACCAGCGCCACCGCCTTCCGGGTGATCGGGGAGAACCTCGGCATCATCGCCATCGGCGACATCAATACCGACTGCGAACCGCTCAACCCGCTCACCGGCCAAGCCTACTTCACCATCGATTACCGCGGCTGGGGCCTGGGCTGGAGCGCGGGGAACTGCCTGCGCTTCAACATCGCCGCCGCCTGCTACCCCGCCGCCCTGGTGCGCGCCGTGCAACCCAGCGAGCCGAGCGGACTGACCGATCAGGTCGAACTGCTCCTCGTGGGCAACGTCGATGCGTAGGGCGGAACGCGCCAGCGGTTCCGCCATCCACCCCTGAGGCTAACCCATGCCCATCGCCGATACCTCTGTCCGTACCTACCTCTCGACCATGACCGGTGCCCCGACCCTGAGCGGCACCGCCGGCACCCTGATCACCCTGCTCGACAACTGCCTGATCAACGGCTTTGGCAGCGTCACCCTCAGCTCCCTGGTGGTCGCGTCCAACGTCGCCACCGCGACCGTCAACACCGGGCACGGCTTCAGCATGATCGGCGGCTCGGGCGGGGTGGGGCCAGTGATCCGCATCGCCGGGGCCACCCCGAGTGCGCTCAACCGGGACTGGCGCATCGCCAGCGTGCCGAACTCCACCACCTTTACCTTCGTCACCGCTGATATCAGCGATCAGACGGCCACCGGGACCATCACGGTCAAGATCGCCCCGGCCGACTGGACCAAGAGGTTCTCCGGCACCAACAAGGCCGCCTATGCCCGTACCGACGAGGACGCGACGGCGATGCTGCTGCGGGTGGACGATACCGGCACCACCACGGCGCAGGTCCGCGGCTATGAGGAGATGACCGGCATCGACACCGGGGCCGGGCTGTTTCCGACCATCGCGCAGGTGGCGGCGGCGAGCGGGTTATGGTGGAAGTCCAGCGCCGCCAACGCGACGGCGCAGGCCTGGGTGCTGATGGCGGACGGCTTCCGACTGGCCTTTTTCCCGATGCCCACCGCCGCCAGCTTCCGCCATCCATATCTGTGGGGAGACCTGCTCACCAATATCACGGGCGATGCCTATCACTGTGTGCTGTCGACGGCGCAGGATGCGGGGGATTACCCATGTAATAGTGTCTTCTACCGCGATGGGAGCACGTACCCGGCCTACATCGCACGCGCTTACTCGCAGATTGGGAGTGCGGTCGCGATCAAACTCCCAGCCGTCGGGATTACCGGCTGCCTGGGCGTGCTTGGGGTGTGCGCCTACCCCAATAATGGCCGGCTGCTGTTGCGTGGAGAACTCGAATATCTGGAGGTGTCGTCGTTGATCTTACGCGGCCGCTGGCCCGGGGTGTATCCGCCGATCCACGCCAAGCCGATGACCGATCTGGATGTCGTGGCCAATGTGTCGGGGATGCCCGTCATGGCCCTGCGGATCTGTAGCACGAACTCGAAGTACAGCGCGGGCGACTGCGACGGCCGGGTGTTCGTCAATCTGCTGGACTGGTCCTGATATGCCAGACCTAGACTATCGTCGACAGGCGTGGGAGACGGCTGGGCACGACTATACTGGCGCTGGCCACATCATGGATTACATCCGCCAGGTCCGCCAATCCAACGGCCACGCCTACAGCGGCAACGGACAGGTCGGCGGTACCGTCACCGAGCTGGGCGTGGTGGGGGCCTACAAGGTGCGGCTCTATCACCGCCGCAGCGGTCTGCTGCTGGCCGACACCCTGAGCGGTGTGGACGGGTCCTATGCCTTCACCGGGCTCAAGATCCTCCCCAACGGCTACCAGGCGGTCGCCCTCGACAACGGCCCGCCCTGGCACAACGCGGCGATCGCCGACCTGATCACCCCGGTGGTGCCATGAGTACCCTCCTGACCTTCACCACCGCCCGTCGCACCGCGCGCGCCAACCTCCTGTCCGGCTGGCTGGATGGGGCCACCTTCAAGGTCTATACCGGCCCGCGGCCGGCGACCCCGGAGTCGGCGGTAGGGGACGCGATCTTGCTCTGCACCTTTACCTTCGAGGACCCGGCCGGGAGCGTGACGGATGGCGTGTGGAGCGCCGATCCCCTGCCCGCGCCGGCCGTGATCGTCGCCGATGGCACCCCCTTGTGGGGGCGGGCCGCGGATAGCGAGGGGGTCGTGATCGGGGATTTCGGGGTCGGCACCACCGGCTCCGGGAACTTCCTCGAGCTGACCAGCGAGGCCTTGGTGACCGGCTTCTCGGCCATCTGCTCCGCCTGCGGGATCACCGAGGGCTGATATGGCCTGGGACCCGCCGGTCGGCCGGGTCGACCTCGATCTCGACGGCCAGGCGGGCGGGACCGACCTTGATCTCGGCGGGCGCGAGCAGGCGGCGGCCCTGCAAGGAGCCATTGCCGGCACCACGGGCGGCGTGTCCGGGGTCGTTCGCGTGGCCCTCGGGGTGCCCGCCGTCATCACCGGGACCACCGGGGGCGCGGCCGGCGTCATGCGGGCGGCCGCCGATCCGCAGTTGCTGTCGGCGGTGGTGGGCCAGTCGGCGGCCTACTGGGGCGAGGGGGCGCGACACCAGGCCGCGGCCAGCGGTCGCTATGCCGTGGCCCGGCTGGGTCTGGGCGCCGGGCTGAGCGGCTGGCGGGCGGCGCGGGCGACCGCGGGGCCGCTGCGCCCGGGCTGGCGGCAGTCGCTCCGGGCGGCCGGGGCTGGGGTGCCGGTCTGGATCGCGGCTGCACGTCTGGGGGCGTCCAGTACCACCCCCTGGGACCAATCGCCCCGCGCGGAGGCCGCTGTAAGGAATGCGTGGCAGGTGCAGTCGCACCCTCTGCGGGCTGGTCCGGAGGAGCGCTGGCACGACCTACCACGGGCGTCCAGCGGCCGCGTGGCCCCCTGGCAGGACGGGGCCGACCTGTTCAGCGCCCTGTACGACCGCTTCGGCGATGGCCCCCGCGTCCGCTCAGACCTGCGCAACCGCTGGCGCGATACCGCCCTCGTCTGGTACGTGTTGCGCCCCCCGGAACCCCCGGAACCTCCTGAGCCCCCCGTCTGGAGTACCGCCCTATGCCTGCGCTGGGAGCCCAACGGCGCGACCCTGATCTTCGGCCGCGACTGTCTCACCCTCTTCCCGCCCGCCATCCCCCGCCGTCGGAGCTATTTCGTGATCCATGATATCGCCATCGTCCGTCTGCCCGACCTCCTGACGATCCCGGCCAGCGCCCTGACCATCGCCCTCGATGCCGACTCCTGGGCCTGGTCCTGGTCCGGTACCCTGCTCGGGCTGCCCGCCCTGGAGTCAGTCGCCGCCGCCGAGTCGGGTGAGCCGATCGTCCTGGCCGCGACCATCGACGGCTACACCTGGCACCTGATCGTCGAGGACTGGCAGGAAGACCGCCAGCATGGCAGTCGCGCGATCCGCTGCACCGGGCGCGGCCTGAGCGCCTGGCTGGGCAGCCCCTACGAACTCATGACCTCCGGCACCCTCGGCACGGCCCGCACCCTGCAACAGGCCATGGGTGACCGGCTGCCCCTCGGTGGCGGCTGGACCCTGTCCTGGTGGGACGGCAGCGCCCGGCGCCTGGGCGGCCCGGAGCGTGACCCCACCCCGGATTGGCTGCTCCCCGCGGGCGCCTGGTCTTGGTCCAACACCACGCCGATCCAGGCCCTGCACGCCGCCGCCCAAGCCGTGGGACTGGTGGTGGTGCCGGGCATGGCCGACCGCACCCTGACCGTGCAGCCGCGCTACCCGCTGGCCCCCTGGCACTTCTGGGACGAGGAGACCGACCCAGACCTGACCATCCCGGACAGCGCCATCCTGAGCTTGGCCCGCCGGCAGGCCCTGGCCAGTGGCGCCGATGGGGTCTATGTCCACGGCGCCGAGGTCGGCGGCATCCTGGCCCGCGTCTGGCTGACCGGAACCGCGGGCGACCTACTCGCGTCGACCGTGCAGGAACCCCTGATCACCCACCCCGACGGCGCCCGGCTGCTGGGTACCCGCCTGCTGGCCGGCCAGGCCACGGCGCCGACCGTGCGTAGTCTGACCCTGCCGCTGGGAGGCGACTTCCCGCTGCTCGCCATCGGCGACCTGCTCCATATCGAGATCCCCGATGGGGCCGTCCGCGGCCTAGTGAATGCCGTCTCTATCGACCTCCAGCGCAGTGATCGCGGCGTCACCGTCCGCCAGACCCTGACCATCGGCGAAGAGACCCCCAACCTCTACGCCCGCTGGCGCCGACTCCTGCCCGGGTCCGCCCCGCTCCTCTACGGCACCGTCACCGTCCCACACGGCGACGGCACCTGCACCGTCACCCTGACCGGCGGCGGCACCCAACGAGTCCGCGGCGACGCCACCGCCGCCACCCGCGTCTGGGTCCGGGACGGCCGCATCGAAGGCAATGCACCGACATTACCGGCCTATGAGATTGAGTTGATTTAGCACCAAAAACCACCTACAAAACCATGGCAAAAATTGCACTCAGATGTAACCTTTGCACTCGCGCGTACAAAAATAATTGCACATGAGTGTTCACTTTGTAGACGCTTTGTAGACAAATTGAACGCTCAAGTGCAAAAGTTCTTACATGGCGAGTGCAATTTACTTCTGTTCCAGGGCGGCCAGGGTCAGGAGCAGGGTACGGGCCAGGTCCGCCTGCTTGGGGGCCAGGCCGGTACCCAGGGTGTCGAGGAAGTCGGTGTAGAGCCCGTCGCGCCGGGGCAGGTCCGCCAGTTCCTCCAGGGCGAGCGCGCGCCCGCGCAGCCGGTCGAGCAGGAAGGCGAAATAGAGGAAGAGCCCGTCGGCCTTCTCCAGCAGGAGGGGGAAGAGGGCGTCGAGCCGGGCGGCGACCGCGGCGCGGGCGGCCTCCGGTGCCTCACCGGCCGTGACCGCGGCGGCCTCCAGGCGGGCGCGAGGCGCCTCCAGGGCGCGGTCGAAATAGCCGCGCAGCAGGTGGCGGTAGCCGGGGTCGGCGAGGTCCACCGTCTGGACGTGCAAGCCGGGGCCGCGCAGGCGGTCCAGGGCGGGACCGAGCCAGGGGGGGCTGGCGCCGTCCGCCAGGGGGCGGGAGGTCA